CCAGCAGGCTCAATCAGCACTTGACAGAGTTAATGTTCGACGCCTGCTTCTGGAGATTAAGCGTTCGATTGGTGATGTGGCCCGTCGTTTTGTGTTCGAGCAAAATAATGCAGCAACTCGTACAGCCTTTAAGGGACAGATTACTCCTTTACTGGCCCTAGTCCAACTCCAGTCTGGCATTGAGTCGTTTAGCATCATCATGGATACCAGTAATAACACACAAGAAGACATCGAAGCAAATCGCCTCAACGGTCAAATCACAATTGTTCCAACACGCACGATTGAATTCGTCGCTATTGACTTCGTGATCACGAACTCGGGTGTAAGCTTTGGGTAAGAAATACGTACTTCCGTACTCAGGAGACTTAAGACATGGCTGAGCTGACCTTTAGAAGTCCAGGTGTAGGCGCTCGTGAAATCGATCTAACTGGTCCTGCAAATGCTGCACCCACGGGCATCCCGGCTGGTATCATTGGTACTGCAAATCAAGGTCCCGCTTTTGTTCCGATTACAATCGGTAGAAACAAGGATTTTGTTGCCAAATTTGGTGAGTCCGACGGTGAGAAGTTTGGCCCTTTGGCAGTATTTGAGTGGCTAACTTACGCAACGTCTGCAACCTACTTGCGTGTCTTGGGTGCCGGCGATGGCAATAGTCGCACCTCGTCAGGCAACAATGCAGGCAAGGTGACTAATTCAGGCTTCATCGCAGGTTCTGAGCAAGTTCAAGATGCTGGATTGTTGGGCAGGAATCCCTATGCAGTCAATCTGGGTATCCCTGGTCGAACTCATTTCCTGGGCTGCTTCATGTCAGAATCTTTGGGCTCAACAATTTTCTCATCTGCAGGAATCCAGGGAGATCCTAAAGCGCATCCTATTCTGCGCGGTGTTGTAATGGTGCCTTCGGGTGTTGTTCCTATGTTGTCCAGCAGCTTGTCGGATCCTGCAAATGATTCAAGCGCACCATCCAATACTCAAGCCGCAACGTCAGCAGGTCCCAAGGGCTATTTGACAGGCACAATCGACCTGTCAACATCACAGCAAAATTTTATCTTGCTTTTGAACGGTCACATTGGCACAGCCCAGTATCCCAATGTAATCACTTCATCATTCGACATGGATGCACCCAACTACATTAGCACAGTATTGAATACTGATCCCCTGCTGATTGAAGCTGCTGGCCACTACCTCTACACGAATTATGATGTGCATCCAACTCTGGCAGGAACCACAGGCTCAGATATCATCAATCCTGCAGCTTGGGCAAATGGCGAACCAATCGCATTTATTTTGTCAGCAAGCTTGACTGCAAATTCTGGTAGTGCAGCGATTCCTAACTTTGAATCATTTGAAGATCGCTTTAGGACCCCGCAAACCCCGTATGTTATTTCACAGAAGTTTGGTGGCTCTCCCGTCAATTTATTCCGTGTTTATGCATTGTCAGATGGCCAGTACTCCAACGATCAGTTCAAGATTTCCATTCGAAATATTGCTAAGTCGACGTCAGAGGCAGATCTGTACGGAACCTTTGACCTGCAAGTTAGGGACTTTGCTGATACTGATGATGATCCCACTGTTCTGGAACAATTCCTCAAGCTCAGCTTGAATCCAAGCTCAGATCGTTACATTGCTAAGATCATTGGCGATCAGTATTGGTACTGGGACTTTGACAAGAATGCTGACTCTCAAAAGTTAGTTCTCGAGGGCAATTACGCTAATTTGTCAAATATCATTAGAGTTGAGATGAACACATCAGTTGATGACGCAGAGGTTGATGAGACTGCGCTGCCAGTTGGATTCCGTGGACCATATCACCTGGTCACATCGGGCAGTGGCATCATGTCCCCCGCTTCTAGCTCAAACATCTATGTTACGAGCCAAGAGCAGGCTCACCAGCGGCTCGTTGAACCGCCTGCTCCATTCCGACTCAATATTGCGACAGGTGTTGATCCTCGACTAGTTGCTAACAAGAACTTCTATTGGGGAGTTCAATTTGAGAAGCAGAATAGCTTGTCTGAGCCTAATGCATCACTGGTCGCCAACGATACAATCGCATCGCTGACTAAGTACTTCCCGAAGTATCACTCTGTATGGCAGAATCCTTGGGTTGGCGGAAATGAAGGTACATCTGACACAGGTGGCACAGTGCTGGATGCCGACCGCTTCAACAACAACATGTTCAGCCTCGAGAACGTTCAGGTTCGAACAGGTTCTAGTGGCATTGCTGATGCAAAGGAATGGACCAGCGCTTCTTATGTCCGTCAGGGTAATATTGTAGCTGATGCTACTGCAAAGACTCGTGCACTCGATGTAGCAACAGACTTTGGTGATTCAACAGTTAGGACATATGCTAAGTTCTCCTTCCCAGTTCAGGGCGGATTCGATGGTATTAACGTCTTCGATGTTGACAAGACTGATTTGACAAATGTTGCAGTTAAGCGTGAAATGGACGATCCTAACCAAGGCCAAGATGATGGGCCGACCGTTATGTCTTACAAGCGCGCACTGGATATCATGGGTCAGACATCTGAGGTGGATGTCAAGCTACTTGCTGTTCCAGGTATCCGTCACGAAGTCATCTCTGACAAGGGGATCGATGTTGCGGAGACTCGCTTCGATGCATTGTATATCATGGACATCGAGGAACGCGATGCGGTCGATACCGTAGTCACGTCCTCCGCTGATCAGGATGTTAGTGTCACCAATACAGCTGCCGCCTTCACCGGGCGCAACCTGGACTCCAACTTCGCTGCCGCGTACTTCCCAGATGTAGTTGTGACGGATCCGTTCACCCAGACAAACCTCCAGGCTCCGCCTTCTGTCGTGGTTCTGGGTGCTTTGGCACTGAACGACAAGGTTGCTTACCCGTGGTTCGCACCCGCAGGCTTCTCACGAGGCCTGACGACTGCAGAGTATGCTGCAGTCAACTTGGGTAGAAACAACCTGGATACATTGTATGATGCCAAGATTAACCCGATTGTGGCTTTTCCTGGACAGAGTGGCCCGGTGATTTGGGGCCAGAAGACTCTGCAGGCAGCGGCTAGTGCGCTAGACCGTGTCAATGTTAGGCGCCTTCTACTTGAGATTCGTCGCGACGTCAAGTCCTTGGCAAATCGCATCATCTTCGAGCCCAACAGAGACTCTACACTGTCCCGCTTCGAATCGCTGGTTCGTCCTCGACTGCAGCGAATTCAGGAACTGAATGGTGTGGAGCGCTTCTTGGTCAAGATTGACACGACCACCACAACCCAAGCTGACGTGGAAAACAACACGATTCGTGGTATCATCTACCTCCAGCCGACTAGAACTGCTGAGTTCGTGTCTCTCGACTTCGTCATTACTAACGCCGGCGCCGTGGTCTAATGAAACTCAACAAGCAGCTGCTTCATGAGATGATTCTCAAGGAGATGATGGACAATGATTCGCCTGAAATGATTGCTAAAGACGTGATCAACACTCATGGTCTAGATAAACTGAATAGCATGATGAACGCCGATGTACGATGAGCTATTCAACCAGAATGTTCTGGATGATGATTGGCCAGACTACTTAGACGCGATTCTCGATGCACTTGAAATTCAAGGTGTGAATCCGAAAGGCCTCGGCGGAGTCGAAGGCGGAGTCGAAGGCGGAGAATGGTCTGGACGAGAGCTGGACTGATTAAAAAGCTAATGGATAGATACTTAAGAATGATGAAGACTTTACGCCAGGGAGAGACAAATGGCTGAGACTCTTGCCGTCACGGACATGCTACCTAACAAGTTTGAGCCAAAAAGGAAGTTTCGCTGGATTCTTCAAATCGAAGGCATCGACGCTTTCTTGCTCAAAGCAACTGCACGCCCAGAGATGTCCCTTGAACCCATCACGATCGACTGGATCAACGCTAAGCGTTATCTAGCTGGTAAGATGGAGTTCGGTGAGCTGTCACTGACATTGTATGACCCGATTGCTCCATCCGGCGCCCAACAGGTCATGGAATGGATTCGGTTGCATTATGAATCAGTGAGCGCCCGCTCGGGTTACGCAGATTTCTATAAGCGTGACATCCAGCTGAAGCTTCTGGACCCGATTGGCACAGTCGTAGAATTGTGGGACGTCAAGGGCGCCATGATTATCTCGGTAAATTACGGTGATCTTGAATATTCTACGTCGGATGCTGCAGAGATCGAACTTTCAATTCGCTATGATAATGCTGTGCTGCAATTCTAGCCGACTGAATCATTAAACTTTACCTCGCTGCGTGATATATTAGCACAGCGAGGTAGAAAGTATGGCAAAATGCAAATGCCCATTCTGCGACTATAGTTCAACTTACGGCAGACTTGAAAAGCATCTTAAGAGTAAGCACGGCATAGAATCAATCTCTGATGCCTACATTGATTGTGTTTTGGGCGGAGACGATTCATCTGTTTTGTGTCCATGTGGATGCAAACAGAGAACAACTTGGATAAACTGGAAGCGCGGTTTTTCTGGCAATTTCCTACGAGGCCACAATGCAAGATCGCCCGATCCTGATGTAGCAGGTGCTTTCAAACAAAAAGCTGTACAGAAAAGAGCAGCTGAGTCGAGAAGGAAAGGATATCGTTCTGGGAAATATGCCGTCTGGAACAAGGGCTTGTCAAATCAAACTGATTCTCGAGTACAACAAATGCATGTCGCTGCATCTGAGACTATTCGTGCAGCATACGACTCTGGTGATTTGATCTCGTGGCAAAAACAGAATCCCGACAAGCACAAGATTGCATGTGCTCGGATGGCTGCGACAAAGCGCCTGACGATCGAGGAAGTTCAGAATCGAATCAGCTCTGTCCCGCTGGACATCGAGCTGCTAAGTGATCTTCGTGACTATAGAACGCGACAAATAACTCTTCTTGCTTTTCGTTGTAACGATTGTGGCTCGATATGGGAGAAGACACTTAAGAATCTTGAGGATACACCGCGATGTTTTGTGTGTCACCCGACAGCATCGTATAATCAACTTGAAATTTATCGATTTATCGTTGACTTGCTAGGTGAGGGCACAGCCCAGCTATCTGATCGTTCGTGCATTGCGCCTCAAGAGCTTGACATCTACGTTCCTGATCATCGGTTTGCTGTGGAGTTTAATGGTCTCACGTTTCATACCGAGCTTGATGTGCCTAAGCATTATCATGACAACAAGTCACAACGATGTCAAGAAAAAGGCGTGACATTATTTCATGTATTCGGTGATGAATGGCGCGGCTCTAAGCGATGTATCGTAGAGTCAATGATTCGTTCTCGACTAGGCAAATCAACAGTACGAGTCTATGCACGCGATTGCAGGATTGTGCAGCTTTCTACTGCGAGACGTCGAGAGTTTTTTGAAAAGTCGCATCTTGACGGTGACGTCAGGAGCACAATTGCGTGGGGACTCGAGGATAAATCAGGAAAGATCGTCGCGGCACTATCTCTAAGATCGCCTTTCCATAAGCGCTATCGTGACTGGGCTGAAGTAGCTCGATGTGCCTCGATGCTCAATCATTCAGTTCCCGGTGGT